AAGCAGTAGTAGTAATGTCGTTAGCCGAAACCTTGAGCTCTACCTGTGTAAGGTATGAAGCCAAAGCAGTTGATCCGTTGATGCTAACGCTAAAGTCTGTTGCGACAAAGATTGCCATTTATTATCCTTAACTTGCGAACACTTGAACCGAGAACTCGGCACTGTAATAGTCTAATGCATTTATAGATATAGAACCGATGGCAGAAGTTTCAGCCACAAACACATCAAAAGCATAGCCACCCAAAGTGCGGTCAGATTCGATAGCGTATTTTATTGACCCTGAACCTGGCGCAACATAGATGTCCATGTTCTTTTGAGCAGTGCGCTCAGACACTCGCCCCATAACCACAGTAACTTTGAAAGTGTATTCAGCCATAGAACGATTATTTTGCTTGTTGTAGCTCACCTTATCGAGCCCGATCATAGCCATAGGCGGATTGACTACATCAGGCAGCGTTTCAACAACACGAAGCCCAGAGATTGTTTGCAGGTTTGTTGCTAAAGCAGTTCTAAGGTTACTGATAGCCATTACGCACCAGTTCTAAGAAGCCTAAACGGATTTATTAGTTGAGCAACATCACCATCAATGTTTGAGCCGACACGCATAATACCCATATCCGAAACACCGGCAACACCAAGCGGAGATTCTAGGCGTTTAAATAAGCGTGAAGCCTGAATGATTGTCGCAAACTTTATTGAGTCTGGCACAGTAGCCCAACCAAAAGTTCCTGTAACTTTCACTAACGCCATCTCAGCCCAAACAGGGAATAAATAGTTGTCTGTTGCAGTTATTGAATAGTAAGGCGCATACGAACCATTAGAACGCTGATTAGGGTTCATCAACTGATAATCGCCAGACTGCCAAGTTGTATCAAAAATAAGCGGATCAGTGCTAGAAGTCTTTAGCTCAGTCAAAGTTTGTAAATCATCAATCAAACAAATAAAACCATCACTTGCCTGATAGTAGCGAACTTCACCTGGCGAACCTGAATAAAAGTAGCGGTTACAGTATTGGTCAATCATTCTGGAAGCAGAATTTACGCTGCTCTCAATCAAAGCATCGTCAATAGCATCTGTGATTCTTAGAGCTGCTTTCACATCCGCTAAAGTGCAGTAGCCATTAGTTATAGCCAAAATAAACTCCTAAAGTCCTATTTAGTTTACCCTAAACTTAGATAAGCCTTTGAGTCCAAGTCTTAGGGGTTAGGTCTGAATCAATCTCAATCGGCAAATGATATTCAAACTGTTTCACTCTAGGTCTAACCCAATCAACCAAATCAGACAAACCTTCATCTAGCGTTACAGTCGTTTTATAGCCTAAAAGTTTTCGTGCCTTATCTGAGCTACATAAAGCAACAGCAACTTCTTGCGGTCTGCCAGGCATAAAAATAGGTTGCAACTCAAAACCAATAATGTCTGCAAGGCGTTCAGCCAAATTCAAAATAGTTATCGGGGACTCATCTGGCCCGATGTTTATGACTTGTCCGACAGCATCAGGTAATTCACAAGCAGTCATAATAGGTGCAATCACATCTTCAATAAAACTAAAACAGCGTTGCTGAGAACCATCACCATAAATAATAGGTTGCTTCCCCTGCAACATACGATTAGTCATAATACTTGCAACATTCCTAAACGGATCATCAAACTTTTGTCTAGCCCCGACAATGTTGTGAGGCACAAGAATAACTAAATCAATTTTATGAACTTCAGCCAAATTAGTGAGCAGGCGTTCAGCACTCAGTTTTGCGATGCCATAAGGGTCTTGCGGTTTAGGTTGCAACGACTCATCAAAGACATGCCCCAAATTGTCCCCGTATCGTGCCATAGAAGACATGTAAACAAACTTTGGCACTCCAGCTCGGATGGTCGCTGTTATGGCGTTCACGCTTATCTGAACAGTGTTTCTGACCACAAGTGCAGGACTAAAGACACTCAAACCTTCATAAGCGGTGCAAGCAGAATGAATAACCAAATCTGCACCCACAAACACAGGGGTAATAGCTTCCAAATTATCTAAGTCAAGATTATGAAACTCAACACCTTCAGGCACATTCTCAACACTCCCACCTAACAAGTTATCTATGCCACGAACCTGCCAGCCCTTAGCCAAATACGCTTCAGCAATATGTGAACCAAGAAACCCTGCAACACCCGTAACGACAACTAATCCCATGAATTTACACGCCTAATCTGCAACTGCCAGCGACCTTCATCAAACCTATCAGCATCAACCTTCTCACTAAAATACTGTTGATTATACAAAAAAGTATATTGATTCTTTTCACTCAACTTCACATCACTATTAATAGTTGAACTGTTGTCATGTCCCAGCTGTAAAGGTAAACGATCTACACGCATACCGGCATAATCAATTCTGCGTTCATAATCGTTATCTTCAAAATAGATTGGATGCAAGCCCTCATCAAACAAACCAACAGTTTCCACAATATCTTCTCCAACAGCAAAAGTCTGATAATAAGGAAACTTATTGCACAAAGTCAAAGCATCAGTTTTAGCGGTTTCAAGTAAAGTCAAATCACCTGGTCTAAACCAACAGTCTGCTGAACTAATAAACCAGCGCGACTCAAAAGGCAACATCTTTATACCTAAGTTCCATGAGCTTGCAACACCAAGATTAGAAGGCACATCAACCCACCAAATAGAAACTAAAGGATTGTTGTATCTAAAGTCTTGTCTAATCCCTGAATTGTTGATTACATAAACTGTTGCTTCAACATCAATGCTTTCAATCATGCGTTGCAACAAATCAAACCTATTCAGAACAGGCACAATTAGTTTCATGCGATAAATAACTTTTTGATTAGTGGCTTCCAACCTTCTTGATAAACCTTATTCGCATCATACTGAGCTGCAAAAGCAAGCGTGTCAGGGAACTCTTTACGCCCCCGCTGATAAGCCTGCTCAAGCGCATCAACAATAGCCTGAACATTAGGCACATTAAACCAAGTGTGTTGCCCTGCATCCCAAAAAGGTTGCCCATTCACAAGGAAACTATCAGGCGAAGCAAGCTCAGCAGAAGCAGCAAAGTTAGATGTAATGATAGGCACACCCGCCGCCTGGCACTCTACCTGTGGCACACCAAACCCTTCCCCATAGTTACAGAAAAGCCCTACATCCCAACCCGAATAGATAGCAGCCAAAGTATCTTGACTAATCCCATACTGATAAGCGATAGGATCAACAAACTTCACTGACTCGGCAGGCACACCACAAGCAGCAAGAATGTTTGGCAACACAAAGCCCGACTGCTTCCCATAAGGTTCAGTATGCAAATACAACATCACATCATCATGCTTCTGAGCAAAAATGCCGAAAGCCAAAAAGTTTTCTGCCACAGCTTTACGATGAATAAAACCACCAGCCTTATTAGCAAAATTCATGCCAACAATAAACTTATCTTCACCACCACAAAACTGTCTGCCACTAATACCTTCAGGTAAAAATTCTGTCGGCTTAAAAATTGTTGTATCAATAGCGTGCGGAATATATTCAGACTCAATCCCTGCGTTCTCAATCATGGCTTTACCGAACTTACTCATAGCAATAGGGGTAACATTAGGTTTCTTTAACCATTTCAAAACATTCTCAGGCGCAGGCTGATGATCTACCGGTGTCCAAGAAGCAATAGGAATATTATCTAAAGCAGGATTATCTAAAACCCAAACATCATAAAGCGTAATCAAAAACGCAGGCAATTTAGCGTTCTCAGATTTCCAATGAGCATGATGCAAAGGCATAACATCAGTGCTGTATTGATTCATGCCACGACTGTAATGCGGTATAAGCCCTGACCCTGTTTCAATCGTGCTATTTACACCTTCACCACCATAGTTAGAAAGCATCGCAACCTTATGACCATCAGCAACCAAACGCTGAATAACCTGTTTAGATTGAGTGCCATAACCAGTCGGCTGATTCAAAGAATTGCTATACCAAGAAATACACGCTTTAGAAGTCATGCCTAAAAGCATAATAGAAAAACCCCCCAAACCTTTTGAGTCTGAGGGGTTTCTCTAATGAAGCAGGATTAGCTTGCGCCACCCTTAAACTTCTTGATGTTTGCAGTCTGGACCAACGCAGAGTCAATTCTCCAGGTCGCTCTCCAAGTGCTAAGTGAATTACCAAAAGCATATTCGTCGCTTCTGTCGACTTTAAGTCCACCAGCATTACGAATATACAAACTTGCCAAATCTCCGGCAACAAGTGAGTTAACACCAGTAGCAGGGTCTGGTAGTGCAGGAGTTTCAATTACAGGCACACCAAGAACTAGGTCGCGGCGATCCTTTGAATCTCCAACTTGGAATACATAGTTTCCAGCAGTATCTTTTAGCTTACGCAACGCAGCAATAGAAGTCTTGTTTGCAAGCACTGCAAAAGAAGCCTTCTGACGCAACGCACCATCAAGGCTGTAAATAAGGTCAATAACATTATCAGCAGTGAAAGCACCAGATACACCAGTTGAACCAGTTACACCAGTTCCTGCAACAGGCAAGAAACCAGTCGGCTCTACTGTTCCAGTTCCGTTAACAATCTTGTTTGCGATAGCAAAACCTAGGCTGTTACCAAACTGACCGGCAAGGAATCCAATAATATCAACGCCACTATCAGCAATCAATTCTGAAGACAACTGTGCGAGCGCGCTGAACTTATATGCACCTAGAGTTGTAAAAGCGTTAAATGCAGGCTCTGAAGTTCCAATGCTTACACCTTGACCAACGATAGTTGCAGTTGAGAAAGCAGACTGTGAAGGAATCTGCAAGTTCTCACCAGAAGCAGTATTGATTACAGTTGCATACTCAAGAAGCGGGTTTACAAGTCTTGCAACTTCAATTATGGAGTCGAAGAAACTTGTTGGCACAGGCGCGCCAGTGCTTGAACCGGTGATAGCGCGGAACTCATGTCCACGAATTTCACCCAACGCCATCTTGCGAAGAATGTCTGCATCAGAGTTAGCTGCACTTGTTCCAGCAAAATCTACTGTTGCTGACTGCATGGCTTCGGCAACTTTTGCTTCACGCTGCTCTAGCTCAATTAGTTCATTTCTTTTGTTGATGTCTGCGGTAAGTGATGCATACTTTGCTTCATCTTCACCTGACCATGCACCGCCACGAGCTTCAACTGAATCAATCAGTTCCTTAGCTTCGTGCCACGCCTTAGCTTTAGCATCAACCTGTTTAGCAATAAAATCGCTCATAAGGTTTGTTCCTTTCAAGAACATAAATAGGGTTTGTTTTAGATCAGAGATAAACTCACATATCTGTATCGGGGGATAAACGCGCCCAATAAATAAAGTCTATACGACAAATATATACAAGATAAAAGAAAACCCCCTAGGACAAAGTAGGGGGAAAGAAATAGTTTTCTTTTTTAGCTTCCAACACCAGAAGGAGCAAGTCTAATTATACTCGCTTCATCAGCAAATCAAGTTCCTTCTTCTTTAACTCTAAAAGCGCGTTAGGGTTAGTAACTTCAGGATCTTGCTTCAAAACCTTACCTAAAGTATCTGTAAGCAGTTCACCCTGGCGTTCAGTCAATTCATCGCCCGACTCTAAAGCCAAAAGCGCATCAGTCAATTCTTCAGCAGACACCCCACGAATCTCAGCAAGGCGAGCAATCTTAGAAGCAAGTTCAGTCATAGCTCTAACACTAGCCGAACCTTCAGTGCCAAGATAGGCAGGAAACGCAGTCAAAC